TGCAGTCTGACTCTTTCGTCAGTAGCAAGTGTACCTTCTTCAGTAGTTACCGTTAGCTTAAACGAATTTGAAAATCCGTCTGGTGCATCCGTAACTTGTTCATGTGTAACCCGTAATTCGTCAGGTGTGCCATTATATGCAGTTCTGAATCTGTCAACGGTTTCATACCCGCCACCCGAAACTCCTGTGACTGACGTGCCACGCTGTGCAATAGCCATATTTCCGTTGATGATGAGGTTTCTCGCACCTACATATTGCTCCTGCGAGGCAGGTAGTATTTTACTTAATGCCATGCCTGTCTCCTATATTGCCATCATGCCAGAGCCACGAATGGATGTGTTGTTCTGTACATCAACGGCGTTTAGTTGGCTTATTCCACCATTACCATTCATTGCAAACATCCTTAAAGTAGCGTCATAGGCTCTACTTGTGCCCAATACGGACGCTCACCTTCAAAGTCTTGACCATTAACAGTTCCGTTAAAGCCCACGTTTATAATTTGATATAGACTACTGGTGTTTCTTGGTGTGAAACTTAAGTTAGCCAGACCTACTCTACAGTCTCCTGACGCAGACCCTTTAGAGCCAATTATTAAAAAGAAATTGAAGTACACAAATGAACCTATTTTCTGATATGTACCAACAGCCGCTGATAGTGTGTGACCACCGTTACTGCTTGTAAATGAAAGTATCGGTGTCCAAGTCCCCTCAGTAATAATCCCTGTAAGAGCAGAACCATCAATAGCTGGAAGCGCACCTGTTAGTTTGCTTGCCGCCATCGTGTCAATCTTAGCATTAGTCACAGCATCATCTGCAATCTTGGCTGATGTCACAGAACCATCTGGCGGTACAATAGTACCCACCGCTTTGCCCTGATACACCACATAGAAGTCATCTGAGCTTGCTACGTTGCCTGTCATCGTCAGTGTAGTACCAGAGGCACTATAAGCCACTGTAGGCTCCTGACGGACGTTATTCACGAATACTTCAATCTCGTTAGCATTGGCTACAGCATGAGACAGTGTATAGTTTGGTCCACCGTTTCCTGTGATGTCCTGCTTAGTCATCGAAGTAAACGCAGTTGTAGTTTGATTACCTACATATCCCATTGTCTACTCCTCTATACAGGGTCACTGATGTCATCAACAACAGACACCCATGCGTCTAATGAACTTGCAGTATCTGACTTGACCCATAAACGGTCGCCGTCTTTAACGACTAATTTTGCTCCACCATCTAAGACTTGTAACGCACCGCCAGCGGCGATAGGCGCACCCTTTACAAGGTAGTACTTAGTATTGTCTGAAGGGTCATCATCGTTGTCATCGTTGTAGTCTGTTATATAAACATCAACGAGGATTGAATTGGTTACTCTGTTAGCAAGATGGATACCCACAATGGTATCTGTAGTATCGAAATCAACACCATTAGGGGCAGACGCATCTGATGTGCCTACACCAGACATGGCGTATCTTGTAAATTTAGTGTTAGCCATTTGTTACTCCTAAAGGGCGATTGACATAGCCAATGAAAAGGATGTTGATGCAAAGCTGGATGTATCTACAGCCTCAATCGCTACCCATTGATTATTGTTGTTATAGAATTTTAAGACGTTATTACCTGAGTCGAACCAGAGGTCGCCAGCACCTACCTCAGAGCCAGTGGGGGCAGTGGAAGATTCACCATGATATATGTTAGAAAACTCTGTTTTAGAGTCCTGTGCCTTTTGCGCCCAATACCTAGCTGACTTGCCAGTACCATCAACGGTGTCTTCACCATTGACGTAGGTAGCCCAATCTTTTGCAGAACCACCACCAGCCTGTCCTCTACGCTGTGCGCCAATAGCATATTCTTTTGCTGAATATTAATTAGTGTCTACAGTAGTGGTTGTCTCAGTAGCCCAATCTTTAGCATTGCCAGCACCAGCAGAGTTACTTACTCCACCGTTATCACCTACTGCCCAAGCCTTAGATGAGTAACCCTCACCCGTCTGTGCTTCACCGTCTATCTTCTGCGCCCATGCTTCAGCCTCATCAGCAAAACCAGAGGCCAGACCAGCCTGTGTTGTAGCTGTTGTAGCGTTAGCTGATGCGTTCTGAATATCTGTGATATTAGTAGCGTTAGTGTTTACACTTGTAATGTTAGTACCTACTGCATTTACGTTAGCAATGTCTGTAGCCACTGTACCAATGTCTGCTTGGTCAGCTACTACGGCTGTGACATCACTAGCAATACCTGCTACTGTTGTTACTTCTGTGTTAATACCTGCCACTGTAGTAATGTTAGGTAGGTTAGTAGAGATGAAAGCTTTATTAACTGCGTCAGTGTCAGCTACAGGAGAACCTACGTTCTTAATAACCTTACCACCTGCATCCCACCTGTCAGTAGCATCAAGGGTGATAGCGTCACCTGCTGTGTCCACAGCCTCTTGAGCCGCATGGAAGACCTGAATGTTAGAGTCATCTAAGTCTTCCTCTGTCAGTACTGAGCCAGAGGCAAAGTCTACTGCACGTGCTGTAAGACTAGTAGTACGTCTGACTTGTACTAGCGTACCAGACGCAGGTGCAGAGGTCAGAGTTACTGTAGAGGTAGAAGGAAAAGTAAGGCCAGTCTCAGCCACACCGTCTACCGTTACACTAAGTTCGCTAGTGTCAGTGTATGTAAAGGGGATGTTGAACGTAGTAGTACTGTTATCCCCTGTATAGTTATGATATGAAAAAGCCATTGCTTATCCTTCTGATTTGGTCAATGTTGTAACTTTAGGCTAGTTAGCAAACTCGTTAGCTACACCGTTAATAACTTGCCTTGCCCCATACAAAGATTGTAAAGGAAGAACACGTAACAGAGTTCTATATTCAGATTCTGTCATGTCACCATCCCATATATTCTTACCTGATTTTAGTCCAGCTTGAACTAGAGAAAAAGCAGGTGGGGTGATAGCATAGCTATTACCATTCATAGCACCAGAGCTTAACTGTAAGATGTAACTAAACAAGGATACAGCACCAATCTGATTTAATGCTCCTGCTGCCCACCTTTCGGGGGACATGTTCTCTTTGATGTACTCGTCAGCGTCACTACGTCCCATAGCATTTAATTGAATACGTGTAGCATACATTAAACCACCCATAAAGGCGGCTGACGTTAGTACCTTGGCTACACCTACATCTCCTCTTCTAGCACGTACACCTAGTCGTTGTGTCTGCTGTTCCATAGAGGACATTGTAAAGCTAAGAAACTGAAAGAATGTCTTACCAAACTCAGTACGCATAAACTTGTTTGTAGATGCTATGTTAGCTTCCTGTACGTTCTGTCTAGCGTCCTTAAAACCTGCGGCCTGAAAAGCATCTCGTACTTCACTGTCCCACTGGTCTAAGTTTAACTTCTTAACTGTACCGTTAGCGTTCTTCTCTACTATATTACTACGCATGATAGCTTGTATTCTACCAGCCATATCTTCTGAAAGACCTAGCTGTTGTCTCTTAGTAAGTGTAAAAGGTATACCCTCTAAAGCCCACTCATTAACAAAGTGTCTCATGCTCATTCTACGTAGTGTCTGTGTAACACCAGTCAGCCCTAACCAGTAAGCTACATTCTTCTGTAGTGTCTGAGTACCCTGTAATATTTTAGTACTCCAACCCTTCTTGTCAGGCCAAGCACGTTCAGGTGAGATAGTAGAACCAATGTCATCTATATCATAACGTGTTACGTTCTGCCACTTACCTAAGGCTACTTCTTCACCTAGTCCAAAAGCATCAATCATCTCTGACAACAACTCATCATCAGCTTGACCCTGACCTAGCTTACGCATAAGAGCGTTATACTCAGGGGCTGACTTAAGAACAGTCTTAAACGAATACTCAAAGAGTACGTTACTTAGTTCCATAATAGCTGACATACCTGACATGCCCATATTAACAGCAAAGCTGTACGCTCTGAAACCAATAGCAAGGTCACGTGTTCTATTACTAACTTCTTCACGTTGTGCTAGTCTGCCTGTAATACCATCGTACATAAACTGAAGGGATGCTATCTCAGACCTAACCTTCTCTTGGTCTACAAGAGGCTTTGACTTAGCTTCGTCAGTAATCTTTTTCAGTAAAGCCTCAAAGCCAGAGTTAGGTGCATTAGTATTAATACCATTACGAGCAAGGCCAATAGCACCTGATAGTTGAAAGATGTAACTATTAACTAGTTGTTCAGCATCTTCTTCTAGTAAGTCACTAAACCTGTACTCTTCGATAGAACCGTCAGCGTTGCGTAGAGCAAGTACTGCACCCTCATCTAGTACCATACGGTTCCTAGCTCTCTTGTGGGCCTTAGGTATGTTAGTACGTGTCATAAGTTCTGTAATACCGTCAACCTCATCTGCCTTAAAACCTGCGGCTGTGAGAATGTCTGATAGGTCTTCAAGGTTCATCTCATTGGCACCAGCATGGCCCATCTTACCCAACTTAGGGTCAGTAATAGATTTAGTATATGCCTTTGCAATACGAGAGATGTACGTTTTAACTTGTTCAGGTGTACCCTTACGCTTACCATTACTACGCTTTACTAACCATTGCTTAACATTCTCTTCGATGTTAGGCTGACCTTTACGGATAGCTTCTTCTACTAGCTGTGATATTTGTAACTCAGCATCATCACCTAGTCTAGACATAGTAAGTCTAATCTTCTCATCATTAAAGATACGTGACATGTAGTTAGGCTGTCCGTTTAACATATCCATACTAAAGCCAGCTACATCGTACTTAACAGCTTCTTCAGCTATTTCACGCTGTACTTTCTTTACAGCTTCGGCTGCCTGTGCTACTTCAGCAGGTACGTCAGTATCAATACCTCGTACATACCTACTCATTAGAGCATTAAATTCTTCTACAGTTCTGCCAGTGTTTTTCTTCCACAAAGCTTGTGAAGTAGGTAGTACATTTGCAAGCCTGTTACGATACTTTAGTTGTAACATCTCACCTATCTCAGAGGCTGATACATTGGTAGCAAGTGTACCACCCTTGTAACCAGCACTGTTCTGACCTAGTAGACTAGAAGTATATCTAATCCAACCTAGTTCAGAGTTAGCTGTCTGTGCGCCAGCAGATAGAATGTTACGTAGTCCAAACATATTCCATCCAGCAATCTTAGGCATTGCCTGTACTGCTGTCTCGTCTGTAGCAGATGCTGCCGCCCTAGTAGGTATACCGTCTATAGATTCTATAAACTTATCACCCTCTAGTTCTTTGTTAATCATCTTAACAGCAAGTGCATCTACATTGTACTCATCGTGAAAACGCTTCTCTACGTCTGTAAGTGTCTCACCCCTAGCTACTTTACCAGCAATGCGAGAACGATGTCCTGCTCTAATAAATGCAGTAGTAGCGGCATCTATACCACCTGTTATACCAGCACCTAAACCAGCGGCTACTAGTACATCGTTTCCGTCAATGTCATACCTGTACTTAGCTCTAATAGCTTCAAAGGCCGCTAGCTCTGCACCACCTATAGCCGCTACTTTAGCTGTTCTGTAGGCGTTACGTGCTTGCTTACCTGCTCCTATTAGAAAAGCACCTGCACCTGCGGCAGGAGTACCTACAGCAGATACAGCGGCAGAGGAAGCAAAGATTGCTCCCCACTCTACAGGGTCAAACATAGATGCTAATACATTAGCGGTTACACCTGACCATCCATCTGCGCTAATTTGCTGTAGGTTCTTTTGTGTTCTAAGATAGGAGTCTCTAGTAAGCATAGCACTAGACAGTCCGTTAGTCTGAGCATCTTCGATTACTTCACGTACAGCAGTACTATCCTCTAGTCCTTCTGTAAGTTCTCTAATTAACTCAGGAGTAAACTTAGATATAGGCTCACTAGGTACTGAAGTAATCCTATCGAAGTTGTTTATAACAGTAGGCAGAACCCACTCCTCTTGAATAGAGTTACCCAAGCTAGTGAAGAACTGTGACTTCTGGTTATCCATAGCCATCTGTTGTTTTGTTAGAGTAGCTTCATCTACAGTAGAAGCAATGGGAAGTGTGTTCTCATTCAACTCCTGTAGATTTAAGTCCTTAAACAAATCGTTCTTAAACTCTGCCATGATTTAACTTCCTTCTCAGGCGTAAGATTTCAAGGAACAATCCAATACTAAGGATAGGCCATATAATACAAAAGATATAAACATTAATCTCTTGATAGGTTATACCTAAGACTGCTGCTCCTTGTATTAAAATCCAAACGCAGAAGCCAAATACTGTATCTATCATAATTGTTCCCTGTTATTGTTTATGTTAATTTACCTAGATTAATCTCAAACTTTGCACCTTGTCCTTCTTCAGAACCATACAAAGCTCCTATACGTCTAAGTACGCCATACAATCCAACACCTGTATTAAAGCCTACCATACTAGCGGCAGCTTTAGCACCTAATGCAGTAATATGTCCCATCCTCTTTAACTCTGTGTTATATCTTTTCTTTAGTTTAGTAGCATCGTTAAAGTTATATTGGTCTGTAATTATTACTTCGCCTTTGTCATTTATGCGCCAAGTAAAATCACCTAAGGTTTTCTGTATAGCTCCTTCTTCATCAGCCATAGACAAACTACTACCTGCAAAGGAGACATTAGATTGTCCTGATGCGTAGTCTAGGTCATAATCAATATCACCTGTAGTACCACCCATTCTAGTCATAGCACGTTTTGTAATATCTTTCAAGGCATTTATTTCAGCCTCACTAAAGAAATCATTAGTACGTGCAGTGTCTAAGTCTAAACCAAAGATGTCCTGTACAAACATACGCATGTGAGCAGGAACTATATTCTTAACACTATCACCATGTTTAATCTCTACTGGTTTAGGTCTTTTAGGTCTAGATTTAGGAACAGGTATATCTACTGTAGTCCCTGTTAGCGTAGAAGCTTGAGCAGAAGGCATCACTGATTCCATCATACTATCACCAACTTCAGAAGCTACCTTCATAGCTCTGTCTTTGGTTTGCGTAGCCCATTTCGTAGCTGTAATAGTACCATCTTTAGCTTCATTATATAGCATATTAAACTTAGCTTCTGCTAATGCTGAAGCCTGTTCAATAGAACCTTCAGCGTACTTAGCCGCTTCTTTAATTGACTCCATAAACTTAGGCCACTTCTTAGTGACGTTAAATCTACCTAACTGGTAGCCCATCTGAATCATACCAGACTGTGCCGCTTCTGGCAAGTTCTGGAAGCCCTCTACTACATCACTAAAGTAGTCAGATGTCTTCT